TCCCCAGTCGCGCTGTATTTGATGTAACCCCTTCCTGCTGCATTAGAGTCAATGGCATATATTTTTGAGTCATGTACGCAAGCTGATTTAGTCTGAGGGCAATTCGCGTCTGTGATGGCTGTTCCATCATAAAAATGTTGTATATCAGCGCTGTCGTATTCTACCACCACATAAAGCTTTCTATTAAATGGCATAAACTGCCAAACTCTAGAGATAGGATCTGAACTGTCGTTTGGATTAGTTAATACCAGTCTTTCTACAGTTGAGGCAATCGGTGGTATACCATAGCCCGATAAACTTGGGGCAGACCCAGCCTGGTGACTAACTGTGTAAAGCTTGTTATTGAAATAAAATAATCCAGAGGTATCGGTACCCAAAGAGCTTCCGCTGATCTTATCTAGACCAGGTCTCTTTTGTATACCGTAACCACCGGTAATGTAAGCGTTATTACACTCTCTCAGACCATTAGCATCTACAACCTGATCAGACTTCCTCAGGTCGATGCCGGACTGAAATTTTGTAAATGTTATAGCTGGCATTATTTTCTTTTCTTACGTTTCTCTAGAGGACCAGGAAGTATCCAACCTAGTATCATTGGTGCTACTACAATGAGTATGAGCAGCCAACCACCCATCTCAACAAGGGATCCTAGCAATGTCCAGAAATTATCAGGTGCGCAATTCATATCAGCTCCCGTAAAAGTAGGGGTAGTGTCCGTCACCTCTGTCACCACATCTACCACAAAGGCACTCGTCGTGGCGCCCAGTATAGGTGCAGCTACACCCCCACTGAGTACAGTCCCCGCAATCGCACCCGTCCCCGCTGCTGTCGCTACTACTCCCGCTTTCTTGATCGTCCCGCAACCTACTAACCCCAGACAATAGAGCAGAACACTATAACGCCCAAGACGATTAAAACATTTCTCTTTAATTTGCTGTCTAATTTCTCGAATTTTTCCCACATGCTTATCTCCTGAATATTGTGAGGTTGTTACATTTCTGGAAGAGCGATGCTATTACCACATCCGCATCTTGCTGTACCTTCACCTGGGTTAACCACAAACGTCTTAGAAAATCCTGTATCTTCGTAGTCAAGGCTACCGCCTTGTAAGTATGTCTGCGACATCTGATCTGCGAATTTGGTAGTGTCGCCAATGTTCAGTTCTGTGATACCTGTCGAGATCGCTTTCTCTAAAGTCACAATAAGGCCATTGCATCCACCACCTCTTAAGCCTATTTCTAAAACCTCTCCATCCTCTAGCAATTGGTTTAGTTGATCCTGTGCTTTCTGAGTTATTACCAACTTTTTTCATTCTCCTGCCAACTTTGTTTTTATGTGATCTATTAAATTAGTAGTTGTCTTGGTTAAAACGCATGGAACAAGAGCGTGAGCGAAAGCGCACAAACCCCCAACCAGCATACAGCCAGCAAAGTACATTGCCTTTCGTAAGTGTTGCAAATACGTTTCATTTTGTTCCTTTAAATGTTTCATTTTATTGATGCTACGACCTCGTTTCCTTCCCAATTAGTTCTAAGTTCTACTTTACGCTTTTCGCAAGCGTACCTAGTGGTGCCGTCAAGGTTGTCCTTCCAACCGTTTCTTTTTAGCGTCCGCTTCATTTGTAAGCATCCAGCCATTCCCATACGCTCCCACCCACTACCTGTTTCTTGGTGGCCCATAAACTCAATGACAGAACCATTCAAATAAAGCACAAGAACGATCATACTTAGTTGCATTAATGCACTCCATTGCTTGCCTTCATTTCTGAAGTCTTATCTTTTAAGGTTTCCACATGACGTTCAAGATTCTCAATACGCTGCTTAAAGAAGTCTAAAGTCAACGCTTGCTGTTGATCGTATGGAGCCTTACCTGTTTCTATAATGCCTTGTAACTTATCAAACTCGGAGGCCAGATGCTCTAACAACATGAACTGTTCAGCATCCGCAGGGAGCGCTCCTAACTCGCCCCGAGGCCACTTGATTCTAAAGTTTTCATTCTGCTCTACAGACTTCTGCATTAAAATTTGATTAGTCTCTAGAACGTTAAGTCTTTCCTGCAATCCAAACCAAGCCCATGTACCTACTGCTACAGCACTGGCTAATCCTATTAGGTTTCTTAGCGGAAGACCTACGCTAGTCCTGTCAGATACTTCCAGGTCGCTCATTTGTTAAGCAACCGCTGCTCAAGAGTATCTATACGATCGAGTATTCTATCTATATGGGTGTCCAACTCCTGTCTGCTAACGGTCTGGGTAGCAAGGTCTGTAACTCTAGCGTGTAACCTGTCTATCTGCGAAAATATTCTTTTAACAATCCACCCGCCGAGGAATAATATAACTCCAATAAGAGCGTCCACCATTATAGACGGTTCCATCACAACTCGTCCGCAAACATCGGGTTAGGATTTACGGAAAATGCCATGCCGCTAGGCGATTTACCCGACCAGATTATGCAGGCCTGCTCTCTATCTTTACTTCTCTTTGATACAACAAGGCTTGATGCAGTCATTTCTTTGTTGACAAAGTATACTAGAGTATGGGAATTTGTAGGTTCTTCTTTAAGGTATCCCATCATAACAGGGTACTCTTTGAATTCTGCAGCAAGCACGTTCATTAAAAAGTCAAACGAATCAGCGCAGAACAACTGCATCTGAACCCTTACAGGCTTAATGCCTACGGGCGGGTTTTGTGCGATAACAGGAGACGCAATTAACGCTAACAATACTAATAGTTTTTTCATTAAAACTCAACCTTATATGTGGCTAGCATTCTGTTTTCTGAATAATTAACACCGAACCTATCGCCCTGCATATTCATTTCGTAACCGTTATCACTTGCTCTGAATGTAATCTTCGGTTGATCCCGGAACATTGCGTAGAGGGTGATTGCGGCGATCCCAGTAACGACTAACTCTTTTTCGTATTCTTGGTACCACTCTTTCTTTTTCTTCGATTCTTTCTGACCGCACAGGTTTATGCTTCTCCCATTCCCTGTCCCCACCGCTCCGTTCTGACAAAGTAAATCTCCTAAGGCTCTAGCCTGGTCAGATGTTGATGTCAAAGAGTATTCGTTAGCTACAACTGGAATACCCAACTTTATAGCTTCTTTTAACATAGCAACTGCCATATTAGAATCTGCAACATAGTCGCCGGTGAGATGGTCTCCAATTTGTAGGTATATAAAATCTGCGCCTCTGTAATAGTTAGTGTCTTTCTTGAATCCGCCTACCCCTGGCGCAAGATGGACAGCAACTGGTTTATCTGTTTTAGATTTTAAGTTTGCAACTAGAGCATTTACTTGTTCAGCCGTAAACATCTCATCACACTCTAAGCAAACTACATAACCCGCAACCTGAGAGTCATGCCTTTGTACCATTTGATTCTGAAAAGCAAGGTGAGTTGACATAGGCTCTTTATATTCGCCATGCTTAGACTCTGGTATCAACCATAATACAGGTTTAAGCCCATCATTGTTTAGGACGTTAAACTCATGGGTGTAGTCATATAAGTGTAGTTCACCGGCAGGTAAGTGTCCATTACGAGCCTGAGCATACAAGTCTATATGAGTATCACCGTTGTTTTTCAGTATACCACGGAAATGAGCTTTCTCCTCTATAGAATAACTAGGAGATAAATACATCAAGCTCGTGCCGTATTTATTTCTCCAATCAAAAATCCTAGGATGAGCCTTTTCTCCTGTAAGAAAAGAAGATCTAACACCGAAAAACTCATCTATAGGACCTGCATTAGCAGATACTAATATAGCTGATAAAGCAGCTGCTAAAAGCTTTTTCACGGTTTAGGATATTTGTCCTTAACCGCAGTTCTCTTACCTTGCAGCTCAATTGACGATGCCATCCGCTCCTCGATGACTGCTTCCCACAGTGCGACTACGATTTCATCCATTGGTGGGTACTCGTCTTTGCGTTTTTCTGCGTAAGTTCTGTTATCTACTGGGTTGTTCCACTCATCAACAATGGCTTGTTTTTCAGCATCAGAAAGTTCAACCAGTTCACCATTAACCTGTCTTGGCCCTACGTCATCTTTTGTGTATGCCATTAGTGTGCTACCCCCAAAACCGTTACCCGTTGCGTGACAGAAGTTGACCCAATATTGCCGAGTTGCGTGTCTAATCGAAACGAAACATCAGAGGTCGCGCTAGTCGCCATCGCGCCACCAGTCTGCGAACAATAAGTACCGATTGCTCCGTTGTCGTAAGTCTCAACGTGATGAGTCATCTTTGTCGGGAGTGTGTCAGTGTGAGGGTTGTGTACCCAAATCACCCCGCTCGTAACACCTGCCAAAACGCCCGACGCTGTGTCTTGAACAAACTGATATTTAGAGTCGTTCTCGGCACCGTGGTAATAAATATATGTTGACATGACGCGGTTGGTTTGCCAGTGGATATTTCTGGTTGATGAAAGATCACTATTGCCCAAATAGAAATACCAAGCACATGAGTTTCCGGTCGTGTTCAACCCGCTCATCACGATCATGTAAGCGTCATACGTCGATGTGAAAACATCAGTAAAGTCCCAACTCGCGACCTCCGAGTTGTTTGTCTGACTTGTGATCTTTACTAAAGAACCAGTTGTCAGCCCCGACACGGTTGCGCCTGTGAAGTCAACAGTTCCGTTTACATCCAGAGTTGCGCCAGAGGCGATGTCGATCTCTGCCCCTGACGGTACGTCAAATGTATCCCCGCTATCGCCAAGTTGTAAGGAGGTGACTCGCGGGGAGAGTTTTTCTGTTTTAACTTCACTCATTTCGGGTGAGCCTCCTTAACTGCTTCAATATGGTCGAGCCATGTCCGGCTTCCGGTAGTCTGGTCGTGGTACATCATGTCCAGTTGATCCCCTACCGATCCATAGGCCGTGATGCGCTCATGTTTCCATTGGGTTGATTGCGCCGCTTCTTCTTGGGCGTTCCATTGATCGACGATGGCTTGCTTTTCATCATCTGGAATTTCAACCAGTTCACCATTGACCTGTTTGTGGGTTACGTCTGATTTTGTAAATGGCATGATTAAGACTCCGCAAATCCGTAGACGGAGACTCGGGCAACATAACTGCTTGACCCGATGTTCCCACCTGATGCTTTTATCTGGAAAGATTCTGACTGAGTAGTTCCAGTTGCCTGCCCTCCAAATGCACAGTGGGCTTGAGAGTTTCCACCGACACTCGTATGGTAAGACGCGCCTTGACCGACAACATTCGTGATGATGTTGCTTTCGTATGGATTGAAAACAGTTACTTGCGCCGCATAATGCGTATCGGTTCCGGGGATGTTGTTGTTCATGTCAATGTATTCAGCACCGGCGCTGTTTCGCCAATAAACACTTCCATTTGCGTTCATTTCGTAGTTCGAGAAAGCAAATGTCTCAAAGGACGATAACGCGCTATTGCCGATTTTTATTGTGCCTTCGGAAGAGCCGTTAACATTTATCAATCCCGAAATGACGATTAAATAAACGTCATAAGTCGAGGTGAAAACATCGGTAAAGTCCCAAGTCGCAACCGCTGAATTATTTGTTGCAGAGGTAATAAGTTGCAGACCACCCTTCGGGAATCCGGTGATGGTTGCGCCAGTTGCGTCAATGGTTCCATTTACGTCTAATGTCGCACCGGAAGCAATGTCAATCTCAGCAGATGCGGGAAGTTGGAATACATCCGAGGCATCCCCGAGAGTCGTGGTTACCCCGGAGGCTGGGCTGATCTTATTGGTCTTTAGTTCACTACTCATGTTATTGCCTCAATTTCTGCGTCAGTCAGACCGAGATCACGGAGTTTTTGATTCGCGGATTCTTTGTCTGCGGCTTTCTGAGCAGTTGCCGCATCACGCTCTGTTACCCATTCCGCGTGAGCCGCCTCAATATCATCGACACTTGGTTGCGCCTGATCTGAAGTCCACTCAGCGATGTAAGGAACTCCATCGCCATCGTCAAAAAGTTTGAAATCGGATTTCGCAAACCCAAGTTGCTGTAACCCTTTCGCTGTAATCATCTTAGACCCCTATCAACTTGTAAGCGCCAAAGTAGGAGCGAGGATAAGCATCTCCCAAAACGGTACAGTTTGAACCCGTGGATGAATCCATCCAAACGAAGACTTCTAAGTAATCGCTTGCGGATAAATCCAAAGTGACGTTAAAACCAAGCACCATTTTGTTGCCGTATCCGTTTGGATCCCATTCAACTGTTGCCGCATTGCTTCCATTCTTTTTCAAAAGAACGTGCATCTCGTTGATGTCGTTTGAAGTTGTTCCTTGATTAGAGGAAACACAGCAAAACGAGTAAACAACATACTTTCCACCTTCCCCTGATGGAACGGTAAATTTCCCCGCCCCGTCATAAGCGGAATCTGAATCGTATGTTTCAGAGTCAAAGGCAACTTTAGTGAAAGTTGCATCCAGAATTCCCTGATCTGAACTTCGATTTGCATGGAAGCCGGGAGTGTTATCACCACCGAATCCTGTGGCGGTGCCGCTGTTTGCTATCGTAGCCCCGCTTGGGATTGAGATGGTATCCCCCGATGCTCCTAAAGTGAGAAGTGTGGTTGCGCCTTCTGGCTCGACTGTGTTGACGTTAAGTTTGCTCATACGATGACCCAGTTACTTGTAGCGCCGACGACCACAGTAATTCCGCTTGCGATTGTGATTGGTCCTGCACTGACACTGTTCGTATCCGCAGGGATGGTGTAATCCACATCCACGCTGTTTTCGTTATTGAAGAAAATCTTTTCTGTACCTCCGCCTGTTGGTGATCCAGCAGGGACATCCTGCCACGCCATGTCATCGCGCAAGAACTTAGAGCCATCAGGAGTTCCTGTGGTGCTGAGTTTTGCCGCAGTAACAGTTGCATCACCGGTC